ATCGAAATTGATTTAGTTCCTTGACTATTATTTCCAGCATTAGAACCAATAGCAATGGATTGCTCACCCTGTGTATTTTGACCTGCTAAATAACCAATTGCAATAGATTGATTTCCTTGTGTATTTTGTCCTGCATTCAACCCAATTGCAATAGATATATTTCCTTGGTTATTTTCTCCAGCGTTATTTCCCATTGAAATAGAATAAAAACTTTGTAATGTTGAACCTGCATTTGTACCAATCGCAATAGAATGAATTCCTTGACTATTATTTCCAGCATTACTACCAATAGCAATAGAATTAGTTCCTTGATAATTTTGACCCGCTTGTAAACCTATTGCAATACTATTAGTTGCTTGATATGTAGCACCTGCTTCTTTACCAATTGCAATACATTGAAGTCCTTGGTAATTACTTCCTGCAAAATTACCAATTGCTATTGATTGTATATTTTGTGAAGTTTGTCCTGCAAAATTACCAATAGCAACAGATTGTTCACCCTGTGTATTTTGACCTGCTTGATAACCAATAGCAATGGATTGCTCACCCTGTGTATTTTGTCCGGCTTCTAGTCCAATCGAAATTGATTTAGTTCCTTGACTATTATTTCCAGCATTAGAACCAATAGCAATGGATTGCTCACCCTGTGTATTTTGACCTGCTAAATAACCAATTGCAATAGATTGATTTCCTTGTGTACTTTGTCCTGCATTTAACCCAATTGCAATAGATATATTTCCCTGCTTATTTTCTCCAGCGTTATTTCCCATTGCAATAGAATTAATTCCTTGGTTATTTCCTCCAGCATTAGAACCAATTGCAATGGATTGTTCACCCTGTGTATATTGTCCTGCTGATATTCCAATAGCAATTGTATTATCTTGTTGGTTAAATTGTCCAGCATTATTCCCCAATGCTAAATTTGTATCTCCTGTTATTTGCCATTCATTATTAATACTATTCCAATTTAATGTTTGTGCCCAAGTATTTCCTTGTGTTATTGATTTTACTGGAGCTTTCCATTCCCAACCAGTAAAAGTAGATGTTAAAACATATCCATTTGTACCAGAATCATTAGTTGAATCATATATTGCACCATTAAATTTTACATCTCCTGTTACATCTAAATCATACAATGGATTTAAATTATTAATTCCGATTTTATTATTTTGTAAATCAGTAAAAAGTGTAAAAGAATCTTTCAATCCAGAACCATTTTCATTGATTAAAATATTACTCCCTGGTAAACCAGGAAAATTAATATTATCCGAATTTATTATAATATCATTTTTTAAATTTTGAATTTCAACTCTATCATATGATTTATTATCTAAATTATTATTACTAGTACCTGATATTAATGATAGTCTTCTTCTATTATTTATAGAATCTTGTATTGCTTGTTGAATTTGACGTTGATTACTTGACATATATTAAATGCATATATTTATAATTTTTTTTTTATTTAATTAAATGTTTTCTACATACCGGTAAATATTCATTTGTTCCAATTAATTTTTGTTTATTATTATCAATTATTCTTTTTGTAAAATGTGCGTGCGTTCCGTCTTTACAAATTGAACAAAAAGCATGTAATTTTGTTATTGAATCACATAATGGTATTAAATCTAATATTTCTCCAAATTTTTCTTGTTTATAATCACCATCTAATCCACAAATATATATTGTTTTATTTTTTCCTAATGCATTTTTACAGAATAATATTAAATTTTCAAAAAATTGTGCTTCATTAATACAAATTATATCATATTCTTCATAGTTAATTAAATTTAAATCTTTTATAAAAATGCATGGTAATCCATTTTTATCATGTGTAGACATTTCAGAATTTGAATATCTTTTATCTTCAAAATAATTTAATAAAAGAACATTTAAATTAATACTTTTTAATCTTTTTGCTATTCTTAATAGTTCTGTTGTTTTACCAGAAAACATTGGTCCAATTATTAAATTTAGTGTTGCCAAATTTAAATTTGTCATTTATTAAATTATTTTTAGATGTTTTTAAATTATTTATAAATTTGTCATTTTTATATTTAACGATTACGTACTTCTTCACCAATTCTAGTATAACCAAATACAATTCTATTATTTGGATTTATCATTATATTGTTAGAAATTTCCCCGATTGGGAATAATGTTCCATTCATATTAAAATTAGCATTATTAGATAATATCTTTCCAGAATAAAATTGCTTATTTGTATTTTCCCAATAACCACATGGATTTGCATAATATCCTCTTCCACTTTGATTATTAACACATTCTAAATTACCAAAAAAATTATCTCCAATTAAAAAATTACCAGAATTTGGTTTAAATGTCTGAAATATACCGCCAGACCAATTAAAAGGTGGTGAATGAAATTTTTGTGAAGTAATCATATAATTTGAATATTTATCGATTTCATCTTGAGTAAATTCAATATTTGACATTTTAATTATTATTATTATTATTAATTATTATTTTTATTTAAAGAATTAATTTAATTTAATTTAATGACAACATTTACTGAACAAGAACGAACATATTTAAGATATTTAATTTGGAAAAATGCACAAGACTTATTTGAAAAAAAAAATCATTTAAATCATAAATCAATTATTAAAAGTCAAAGAAATTTTATTAATAATATAAATGTTTTAGTAAAAAATAAGTATAAATCAATTGAAGTACTTAATAATTATTTTAAGAATCCAGATAAATATCTTGCAGAACAAATTTTTAATAATACAATTATTAAAAAATTAAAAACTTAATATTATTTAAAATTAAAATTATTTGTTTTATTATATGATTTCTAATATTAATAACATAGATACTATAAATAATATTATTAAATCAAATGAAGTAATATTACTTAAATTTGATAATAAAATAAGTAAATATGATGAGTTTATACATACTTTAAATTTAAAAGTTATTAATATTACTGATAAAGATATTATTGATTTTTATGAAATAGACATTTTACCTACAATTATAATTTATAAAAATAATAACTTAATTAATACAATTGTAGGATTTCATACTAAAACTTCATTTATAAAAAAAATATTAGATATAATAGATAATTAATTAAAGTAAAATATTTATTAATTGTTCATATGTAAAAATTTTCAAAAATATTTCAATTTTATTTTTATTAAATTTAAATTTATTTTTATCTTTTAAAGATTTATTATAATATTCATCTTTTGCTATTTTATCACCGCAATATACCAAATATTTATATAAATGAATAACACTAATAGTTTCTTTATTAATGTCTTGTAACTTTTTATTAAGTTCAAAAAATAATTTAGGATATTTTTTAATAAATTTTGGAAATAATACAATTACACATTGCATAAATTGCTCTTTATTTATTCTAATTTTATTTTTTAATTCTTTATTTATGTTATTACATTTAACTATATTATATTTATTCCATGGTAAAAGTTTAATATAGTTATAATTTGAAGTAAATATATTATATACTTTATCTAAATATTTAGATTCTCTTTTATTAAAACTTTGGTTTTCTAATCTTATTGAAAATGGTTCATTATATCCATTTAATATACATAAAAAAGCAGATAAAAATTGTTTATACTGAATTCCTTGCTTCTCAATAATATAAAAAAAAATGGGATATTTTTTTTTTAATGCTAATATTAATTCTGAATAAGATTTTAAATTATTTATATTTTTATTATTAAATCTTTGTGTTTTATTTTGTAGTAATTTAAATTTAAAATTTAAAATTTTGTCAGTATACATTAATTTATTTAATTATTTTATTTATCTTATTAAAAAAAAAAAAATTATTATTAATAATGATTATATTTAGTTTTATTTTAGTTTTAATAATTATATCAATTATTTTAACTATAATTTTTTATAGTAGAAGTAATTTTGATTGCGTACCATTAAATAATCAATGCGGTGGAAAAAATTATGAAGGAATAAAAAAATGTTGCGAAGGAGGAGTTTGTAAACGACAAAATGATTACTATTCACAATGCGATAAAAATCCTAATTCAAAATGTCTAAATCTATATGAAGATTGTACTCATAGCGATAAATGTTGTAATCCGTATACATGTGAAGAAGTAAATCCATACTACAAACAATGTAAATTAGTACAACCTAGTCCAAGTCCTTCCCCTAGTCCAAGTCCTTCCCCTAGTCCAAGTCCTTCCCCAAGTCCCAGTCCAAGTCCGTCACCTAGTCCAAGTCCGTCTCCTAGTCCAAGTCCAAGTCCGTCACCAAGTCCAAGTCCTTCTCCATCACCAAGTCCCAGCCCTTCTCCTTCACCTAGTCCTTCCCCCAGTCCATCGCCAAGTCCTTCTCCATCACCGAGTCCATCACCGGGTCCTGATGATTGTTCTTTTTATAGTCCAATGAAATGCCCAAAGCGTAAAAGTACATCGTCACCAGAATATAATTGGCCTATTGATGCAGATGAAGTATTAAATTTAGGTGAATGTCCACAAAAAGGTAAACCATGTATTGACGAAAAATATAATCCAGGTAAAGATACTACAAAAAATAAGATTGATTTCTGGAATAGTTGTTATTATAAAGACCCAAAACCAAAGGAAGGTTATCATTGCATTGAAGGTTCTAAATGTGTACAAAAATGGGATGGATATTCAGCAATGTGTACACCTTATTGTAGTCAAAGCGTAATATCATCATGCTGTAATGATAATACTGGTTGTGAAGATTGCGATGTAATTCCAGATACTGGTAACTGTAATGGTAATACAATAAATAAAAATACTATATGGAAAAAAATTAATAATATTAAATCAGGGTGTTTTTATCCAGGAAATGGTAAAATGTGGTATGATGATGGTAGTGCTTGTAGTAAAAAATTGTGTGATAAGTTTGGCGGTAAATGGTATGAGGGTAGTGATTTTAAAAAATGTATGAATGATGGACATTGTAATACTCATCATAAAACACTATTTATTAATCATAATATTGATAACTTATTTCAAAAAGAAACTGGTAATAATAAATATCGTCTTAAAAAAGATTTAAACATATCTACCAGTTTTACATGTGATAATAATATTTCTATACGTGATGACAATTTTACATACATACTAACAAGTATAAAACCAAAGGATTTTGGTTGTTCCAAATTAAAAGAATGGGATGATTGTTCAATGTCTCAATGTGAACAAAATTGTAATAAAGTTAAAAAAGATTTATCTTATTGTAAAGAGTTATGTAAACCTGTAAATTTTAAAAAAATCAATGATCTAACATTACCAGAATCAGAAAGAAGTTTAAATGCTAGTACAACAAATTTTGCATTTGGTGCTGCAACTGCTTGTATGGTTAATGGTCAAGAATTTAATGAAAAACTAACAGGTTATAGAAAAAATAAAGATGGAACATTTACTAAAGTTTCTGAACCAAATAAATATGATGGAAAATATTGGGTTGGTGTTGCAACACCAAGTTGGATACAATCTCCTTTTAATACTAATAAACCAGGTGGTACCGCAGAAGGTGGTTCTACTATTTCTTATAAATATGGTAGAGATTTTACATCAAATTGTTCTATGGGCACAGGAGGATGTGGTACTTGTTGGAATTTAACAGATAATAAAAGTGGTAAAAATATTAATGCTGTTGTTATTGATACTTGTGAAGATGCTAATGGTTATGGTAATAATTATAATTGGTGTGTGGCACAAAGATCAGATGTAAAACCTTCAAATTTTGAACCAAATCCAGGTGGAACATATTCTGGTCATTTTCCACCTTTTTATAAACAATTACCATATAGTTCAACAAATACAAAAAATTCAAATGGTAAAATATACTGGGATGCACCAGATTGTTGGAAAAAAGATGAAACTGGTCAGGATCTATTTACTTGTAAAAATATGGCATTTCAACCTACCCATTTTGATGTTGCAATACAAGGTTTAACAGAATCAGCAACAGAGAAAATGGGAGTATGGTCTAACACAACTAACCCTGAAGTAACTGCAAAAAGAATACCCTGCCCTGATACCTTAAAACAAGAATTAATACAACATAGCGGTAGTAATTCAGGTTCTTCTGCTACTCCAAATCAATATTGTCCAGGTCATGATGATTCAGTTTATTGGAATACTAAAAATCCTGATGGATATTGGCCTAAAGATAAATAAATTTAATTAATCCTTTCTATAAAATTTTTCATCTCTTGCATTAATGGTCTTGCCATCTCTCTTCCTGGTTCTGTCTTTATATAATTTTCATCTAATAATTTACTTATCTTTGTATTATAAACCTTTTTTATAATACTTTTTAACT